TATATTCGATATCCGTAAAAGTTTGTTGCTTTTTCATTTCTCTGCACCGCCTGTGAATTGATAGTTCTATTTTACCAGAGTTCTCCTCTCTTCGGTAGAGGGGCGGATTAAATCAGAGGTTCCCTAGAAAATTCGTTAATCAGATTCTCAGTTACTTTAATACTGTGTTCCCCATGAGCAATTCTATTCCGGTAATTTACTAATTTGTAGAGTCCACTTTTATACTTTTCAGCGTTTATAGGCTCGACAGCATAGCACTTTGATATGTAACTTAGCTGATCATAGTCCACATTAGAATCAGATGGTACTATTGGGGATAAGTCAATCTTGTTTGCTATATAATTGTAGATATTAAGGAGAAATTTTTTCTTTTTCTTTATTTCATGCGGCGGCGCTAATAAGTTCAGTGTCGAATATGAATGATAAGCAAGAATGTCAGCATTTAATTTATCAAAGCCGATTTTTTTACTACTAATATATTTGGAATATTCAGAGAAAGCGTTAACAACAAAGCCTTCCCAAACAGAATAGAAAGCAGGCACAGAATATCTTAATGCCACATCTTTTTTTTCATCAGTTAATGATGGAGAGGCAGCTATAGATTTTATGAGGGCGATTTCTCCAACTCTCCATTCAATATCAGAAGAGATTAATTCTGTGATCCTTTCACTCATCCTGGTAATCTCCTATGATTTTCATAGCGCGTGTAATATATGACTTTATTCTAGTTTTACTATATGTGGTTGATCCAGCGAGTCTCTTAAATTCGGGGTCTTCTTTAATTTTATTTATTATAGAAAGAATCAGTTCAGTATGATTAGCATAATATCTATAGTTATTAGCAAAACCAACCATAATTGCGTCGTAAAGATTTGGAGAAAAAACACGACTACTTTTGTATCTAAAGATTTGTTTATTAGCTTTACTTTTTGCAAGAAGTTCTATTACGGAATAAAACATATTTTCAATTCTAGGGTCTAAGTCGGCGCCCATTTTTACAAGGTTTTGCATGTAATGTGTCATGTGCTGATCAGCAGAAGTATTGACATTTTTCCACTCATTCACAAGTGAAATAAATCGAACAATCAATTCCTGATCATATAATTCTGATTTTTGCTTTTCAGATAAACCAACCAATTTATTGAATTCTTTTAACGAACTAGCATTTTCGACAAATACATAAAATTCTTTAAGATCATTGCGAAAAATACAGTTTCTTAGCTCTTGCTCTGTCAGAACAGCTCCACCGGTATTAAGTCTGCTGAATAGCTCATACCTCATATCCCATTGACTGTCCCATTTTATCACTTCGACACGACATACGGATCTTTTTATATTTCGAACATACTGGATCGGTAGGGTATCTATAGTATATCCTTCTAATTTTGGAATTAAATTACCTGCTAAGAGGGTCCATTTATTAACCCCTTTCTTATCCGTCTTGAGTTCCCCAAAGAAAGAAAGGACTGTAGAGATTCTTTGCAAGCCATCGACTACTTCCCATTTACCAAATTCGCCTTCAGCGACAAATACTGCTGGAATAGGAATTCCCAACAAAATAGATTCAATGAATCTGGTTTGCTGGCGTGATGACCATCGGAAAAGTCTTTGAAATGAAGGAGAAATAATCAGTTCCTCTTTTTCATACATACTCATTAATTCTCCGTATGACATATCCAATTTGTCGGTTTTTAGGCTGTTACGAGTCTTAGTAATCTCGTCTACCAATGCTTCATCGGATTCTGTTAACTGACCCATATAGTTTTCCCCTTTCAATTATTTATCCATGGAGCCCCACATGCTGTTTGCAGCGACATGTAGGCCTTTTTTTATGCGTATTGCAACGGCCCTTGGCTCCAGATACCGTCTCCTGATTTCTTTTTACTGATCCCGTTTTTCTTTGCAAGCACTTTAACCTTCGGAGTAAGGCTTTCGTAATCTAGATTTTTTTGGTTGACGCGTGGGGGTTTCTGTTCATCTTCTCAACGGTGTCATCTGTAAAAAGATTTTTGCGTGGAAAAGAAAACCGTTTTCTATCTTTAACATAGTCGGTTTTTGGCAAATCATTTTTTGGTTTCTTTGCGCGTATCGCTTTCATCGCTATTACTAATCGAAGACTCTAATTCTTCCATAAAACTTGTGAGCCCAGACTGCATTTGTTTCAAAGAACTGGAAAGTTGATTGAATATTTCTATTTGCTTTTCAACAGGTAAATCAGAATTATTAATTTTATTTATTATTTCTTTCGCCACTTTATCCAGTTGTGGCACAGTCGGCAATAAAGTTGAATTTACCAATGAAGACTTAAGCTGATAACCGTTTTCTACAATATTATATTCCGAATTTAGCCCTGCCATTTTTTCAATGTTATTGATCCCTTTAATGGTTTCATTAATACTATTAACCATAGAATCCGTTATTACAACCGAGTGCCCTCGATTATTATCATCGTTACTATTATTATGTTCATCTGTGGTGCGAACGTCTGGGTCCAGCTTATTTAACGCGTCCATATATTCTTTTTTTGTACCAATAATAGTATATAAGTCATACAAATTCATTGGATTATTTCTTATATTTGGAGGTAATACTGACAATAGGACAGAAAACTCATCTTTGTGATCCTGAACATTAATTGCTTTTAATTGTTTTTCAATGAGGTTTTTCTTATCCTCGTCTGTAACATTTACATTTGGATCATCTACGGCAATAACCGTTTTAGAATTTGGCTTTAGAAATGGCTTCATAACGTCAGGTAGGGCATTACCTGAAATATAAAATTCATTTGTCTTATTGACACGGCCTAATAAATAATCAACAGAAACATGAAAATATTCGGCGTATTTATTTAGCATCTCATAATCCAGTTGACGATTTCCAGTTTCATATTTTGAAATCGCTACTTGAGATTTTCCTAAAATATTTGCAAGATCAACTTGCGACATGTTTTTAGCCTCGCGTAAAGCTTTTAACCTTTTACCAATTTCGTTCATAATAGCTTCCTTTTGATAATTATAGTCCAATACGTCATAAATATGCTTATCTGTATTGACTTTAGGAATATTCCGTATTAATATAAGCATAGTCCAAATGGTTATAGAAAGGAGACGAAAAAATGTACCAAAATAATATTAGGCAAATTAGAAAAAAAAGTGGCGTTACTCAACAAAAAGTCGCAGAATTCCTACATATTACGCAATCAGCGTTTGCCAAGATTGAAAGCAAAGACCGACCTCCGATTGATATTGTATTTTCACTAGCGGAGTATTTCAAAGTCCCTGTTACTACTATATATTCCAAAGTGTCCTAACACTCAACAGAATATATATTACTATTTGGAATACTGAATGTCAATAGAAATCGTAAGAAAGGAGATAAAAATTTTTAGCGACTACATTAATAGTCAAAAGGTTGCCCAAAAAATCAAAGATTATCTGAAAATTGACGAAAGGAAGGAAACAGCGTGAACGGTTTACAAATATTCAATAACCCGGAGTTTGGAGAAATCCGAACATTCAAGGAACCGGACGGATCCGTCACATTCTGCGGCACAGATGCCGCAACAGCATTGGGATACTCAAATACCCGCGACGCGCTCATCCGTCACTGTAAATCCGATGGGGTCGCGAATCACGACGTCATCGATACCCTCGGCAGAAAGCAAAAGGCAAAGTTTATTTCGGAGGGCAACCTTTACCGCCTGATTGCAGGAAGCCAGCTCCCCGGCGCGGACAAGTTCGAGCACTGGATTTTCGACGAGGTTCTTCCATCTATCCGTCAGACTGGATTTTATGGCACTCCTGCAACAATTGATGCTATGCTTTCCAATCCGGACACAATGATCAAAATGCTGACGGCCTACAAGGAGGAAAAAGAGGGACGAGCTGCTGCTGAGACTAAAGTTAAAGAGCTTACGCCGAAAGCAACCTATTGCGACCATATGCTCGACAATCCGGGGTTGGTGCCTATTTCAAGCATTGCGAAAGATTTTGGTATGAGTGCGAGGGCCTTGAACAAAATGCTGCACAACTACGGTGTTCAGTACAAGCAAGGCGATCAGTGGCTTCTCTACGCGAAATATCAGGATTGTGGCTATGTCGGAAGCAAACCAGTTGACATCGTTCGTAAAGATGGCTCCCCCAGTGTGAAGCCGCAAACGCAGTGGACTCAACTCGGCAGGAAGTTTATTTATGATCTGCTGAAAAGTAACGGAATCTTGCCTATCGTTGAACGGCCGCCTTTTATAAAAAAGAAAGCTACTGCAAAAAAGAAAAGAGTGGGTTAATGGACATGCCGATACCTCGCATGCGTCTTTTAAAAGAAGCCGCCGCCGAAATTAAACAGTTAGACCCGGAAACAGCGGTTACACCGTATTACATACGTCAGCTTGCCATAGAAGGCAAAGTCAAATCCGTTATGGCCGGCCGGAAGCGTCTGATTAACCTTGACGATCTTCTGAATTATCTGTCATTCTCGCAAGAAACGCAACCCGGAGAGATTCACGGAATCAGAAAAATTGTATGAAAAAGGACCCTCTGTTTAACGCCTACCAAGCCAACAGAGAGCCCACAACCCCGCCGTAGCGGTTATCTTACATAAAGTGTACCATAGCCGCTCCGGCTTTTCAAGAGAAGGAGCGATAAAAATGAATTCTAACGAAAAAAAAGCAGAACTGAACACCATTTCTTCAGCGGCCCAGCAAATCGACATCGGAGTGACACACTTAGAATTGACCTATGATCTACTCCAAATTCTTTTCGACGCAGCCGAAAGTGAATTTTTGCCGGCTCATCCGGGAAGTGCAACGGAAGAAATCGTTCTTAAAAGGCTTAGCATGTACGATTCCGCCGTTTCTATTTTGCAGGACGCCATGAAAGATGCGCTGACAGAACTGCAGGGCGGACGAAATTCCCTTTATAACGGTATTCGGAAAGGCGGCGCGGCTGTATGACGCAGGATTCAGTAACGTCCTCAAAGAGTGTCGAAGAAAAAGCATACGAATGCTTCAATGATATCGAGGGACAAATCTATTTTGCTGACAGACTTATGCAAGGATTCAAGGAACAGTATTTCGACACGAGCGAAGAAGCTTTTCAATCGAATGAATCCGCAAAGGCAGATTTCGTTTACAATCACGAGTACATGGCTGCACAAGTCCAGGCAATCAGTGACATGCTGTTTGATATTCGTTTAAAATGTGAATTTGTCGCAGGAAATAGAGACGATCCAATCATTGCCGCTCACATTCGTAACGAAGATCAGATGCGCAGTTGGCTGCGCGACGATGAGGACGAAAGAAAAAAAGGAGTGACGCCAAATGCCTAATGGTTCGGCAAAAAACGATAGCGGCGGCGATTTTGTTCCGATTGTTTTAACTAAGAAAATTTTTAAAAAACTGGATAAACAAAGTAAAGGAAAGTTTATTCCAAGCACTTTCAGCGTCAAAAAATTGTGCAACGTTGGCGGGCATCCAGAGTATTTTAATCAGATAAGAAATCGCATCTTTAGGGAGCTGTCAAAAGACAGTACCGTGGGTGATTACATTTATCTGAGCCCGGAAGATTTAGAGGACGTATGGCTTTCATGGAGGGGTGCGTTTTTCCTCGATGAAGTCCTAACAGGATATTTCAGTACTGAATTTATCCAATATGTCGTCGAAATAGGCCGCGACATAGACAGATCAAAACGTGCCGATTATGACTTGCACAAAGAACTGACCGGCATGTCAACGTCCGATCTGAAGGATTTTATTAACCGGTTTGATGAATACCTGCCTGGAAGCAAAACGGATAAAGCAAAACAGGATCTTAAAGAGTTAGCCCAAACTGAATTGGATGGGCGCGGCTGGCTACATTGTCTAAAGAGAGGAATACATATATGAATTACAAAAAATTGCTTGATCATTGTGAAAAACGGGCTCGTGTCTCAGACAACTTTTCTTCCTTGCAAACGGAGCTTGTGCTTCTGAGAATGGAAATCCGATGCACTATGCAACGGTACCTCTCCATCCGTGATGAAATTCGTGATTTGGAGCGCCGGCAAAAAAAGCTAAAGGACAGTGGCATCACGGTTTCACTTCTTGCTCCGTGGACCGAGAAGCGGAAGAACGACTTGCAAAATTTTCATAGATGCCTGGTAGCTTGCGGTGAACTCGTGATGAGCGCCCTTGATATCTGGCAGGAGTGCGGCGCCACGCTAAAAGATTTGTGTAATTTCTGCAATCGGAAGGACTATGAGGATGTCAGAAGGATGGTTGAAAAGTATTCAGAAACCAAATTCAGCGATATCATGTTCGTCCACAATCTTGATTATCCGGTGTCGGATCGGCATGAATGGCTCGAAGACACCGTTGACGCGCCATTCACCCATGCCGTGAAGGAATTTATGCTTGATCGGATGATCAATACCCCGGAAGGCCATAAGGCATCCGACGAAGCTATGAAAGCCGTATTTCCCGATCTATGGGAAAACGCTCTGGTCCGGCAGGTGGACGAGGATGGCAGCGAATATTTTACGGATCGGGAAGGAAACAGAATTGACATTGAAAGCAGCAGGTGATTTCCGCAATGGAGTTGTCAAAGTCCCAAACGTTTGGAAATTTCCCTCCCGAACTGAAAGCAACCCCTCAGTGGGTGGTTCGAAGAGGAAAGCAACCTGTCAATGCCAGAACCGGGGGTAACGCTCAGGCAAATAATCCAGATACCTGGGCGGATTTTCAGACCGCCGTGGAAGCGCTCCGGTCTGGCGGATACGATGGGATCGGCTTTGAGCTCAACAACAACGGCATTGTCGGAATTGATAAAGATCACTGCATCAATCCTGAAACCGGCGAAGTGGATCCGGAAGCGCTGAAGATGGTAGAGCACCTTGACAGTTATACGGAAATAAGCCCCAGCGGAACCGGATTACATATCTGGGCTTACGGAGATATCCCAATCGACGGAAGAAACAACCGCAAGCTGGGTATAGAAATGTATAAAGCCCGGCATTACCTGACCGTTACCGGGAATGCTTTTGGACCTGTACGGCCTTTGGCGCATCGTGAAAAAGAAGTTGCCGAACTCTATGTGGAAGCGTTCCCGGACAAAGCGGTGGTCCTTCCTATGCCCGCTATAATTTCAGACAACAGCTTACTTGAAATCGGCCTGCAGCGCGACCGGGAATTGATTGAGCGTTGGAGCGGAGCCCGGAAGAACGGGAACGAGTCTTCCGACGACCTGTCGCTCATGAATAAGCTAGCTTACTGGTGTAACCGAAATGTGGATCAGATGGTGGCGGCCTTTTTAAGGTCGCCTTACGCTTCACAAAAAGATGAAAAGCACCAAAAAAAAGCAGGGCGGAAAGACTATTTGCTGAGAACTGCTCAAAAGGCAGCAAATGAATGCGCCAAAACAGCGGCAGAAGACAACCAGCATTACAGAAGAAAATCTGCACAGGAAGACTTTCAGGTCGTCATAGGTAGCCCTGTCCATTTTATTAACCCGATTGAATCAGCCGCGGCCTTAAAAAGATATACGCTGGATGATATGGGCGCGGCCCGGCTTTTTGCAGATACCTTTCGGGGAAGGGTCCTTTATCTTCCTGAATATAAATGCTACTGGGTTTATGGTTCCGGAGCTTGGCAGCAGGATAAAGGTGATCTCAAGGTCCGTCAGCTGGCAAAGGAAATGGCGGATTATGTTCGCGAGATTATCCCTCCGCCACCTGAACCCGAAAAAGCAGTAGAACCGGTTCCGCTGGATCAAGCTGATAAGAAAAAGGACCCCTGGGCGGCGCATCGGAAGCATTATGGCAAGTACCGCTTTTTAGGATACCGAAAAACCCTAATTCAGGACGCACAAGATGAACTTGGCGGGCGTGCTGTTGATTTTGACACTCAACCGTTTTTACTTAACATGAAGAACGGGACCTTTAATCTTCAGACCATGGAGTTACAAAAACACGATCCAACTGATAAGCTGTCCAAAATGGCAAATGTGTCCTATGACCCGACCGCCCGCTGCGAACGGTTTGAGCATTTCGTCTATGAGATAACCGAAGGGCTGCATAGCCGGGCAGACATACTTCAGAAGGCGCTTGGGTACTCTCTGAAAGGTGAAGCAAACGAGGAGTGCTATTTTACCGCAATCGGCCAAAAGACCCGCAACGGCAAAGGAACGCTCTTCGATACCGTGTTGAATATTCTCGGAAGCTACGGGGCTCAAATGGATTTTAATACCATAGCGCGTGGTGGTGCCAGGGATGGCAGCCGTGCGACGCCGGATCTTGCGCGCCTGATCGGGATCCGGTTTGCACTTGCCAACGAACCGGAAAAAGGCGTTTGTATCAATGAAGCGCTATTAAAGCAACTTACCGGCGGCGACGATATTACCGCCCGCCCTCTTTACGGCGATTTGATTGAATTCAAGCCGAAGTTTAAATTGTTTGTGACGGCAAACAGCAAACCAACTGTTTCCGATGACAGTTTATTTTCCAGCGGGAGAATTAAGCTTTTGCCATTTACCCGACATTTTTCTGAAGACGAACAGGATGCCAATCTGAAAAGTAGTTTTCGGACAGAACAAGCTAAAAGCGGCATTTTGAACTGGATGCTGGATGGATACCAGTTGTATCTTCGGGAGGGGCTAAAAGATACCGAAGAAATGAAATCTATGGTTGCGGAGTATCGCCGCGAAAACGACTACATTGGGCAGTATCTTGACGACAGATTCAACTTCTCAGCCAAGGGGATAACTACCCTGAAAGCACTCCGCTGCGATTACGCTTCATGGTGCAGTGTTGTCGGTACGAAGCCATTAGGTCTGAAAGGATTTAAGGAAGAACTGGAAAAACGCGACGTGAGCATTAAATTCATCCACGGTAGGTACTGCATTGATGGTGCCATAAGGGATGGATATGATTACGTAGAAGAAAATACAACCTGAAAAAAGGGTGAAAACGCCCTAAAGGGTGAATTTTGAGGTGGATTTTAACAAATGCTGGATTTTCTCCCCTGTATGTTGTAAAAGTCTTAATGCGTTATATAGAGAATACAACGGAAATCAAAAGCACCTTCATTTTTCACCTTTTACTCGAAATTCACCCCGACGAGGCATTACATTCCTAATTGATCATTATAAAAAGGAGCGTGTTGATTGTGGACAAACAGGCGCTAAAAAAAACAGTTCTAGAATACATCCGAAAAGAGAATGACGTATCTTACGCAGAGCTACAATGGCTTTTTGATCGGCAAGGATTTGATTACCGCGGCGAATTTGAAATTTTCAGCCCGGTTAATGAAAATGTTGTTTTCTGGACCGGATGGAATCGCGAAGCTATCGACATTCTGAATGAACTGAAATCTGAAAATTTAATTGAGCAGGAACCGGCCCAACTGCTGGTTTATCTGATTGACGGAGCAGGGCCGTCCCTTCCCCTTGTCCGTAAGGCCGCAAATTATAAAACGCCGCATTGGCTGCCGCTGGTGTTCCTACCGGTAAAAGGAGCGTCATCGGATGGCAGATGAAAAGCTTCCAAAAGACATAAAACAAATTTGTCTCTGGTATGTACGCGGTTATGATCGCATGGTCCGCAATTATCTTAGCCGCCGGGAGAGTGTAATATATTCTTCGCCATGCCCTTACGCTACATACAGCGACGGAAAAGAAGAATGTCGGCAATATTTCGGTCATGGCAGTATTCCAGGAAATCCGACGGAAAGCAAGCAGGAACAGCTTGAAGAAATCGAGGGCTTGCCTGAAACAAAGCGAATGCGTTCGGTCGAGCAAGCGGAGCTCTCAATCGGCGATGACGTTCAAAGTGAGGAGGTCCGTCAAAGGCTTAGGCAGGGGGTCCTTCTAAACTGCCGGAGCGGGAGAAAATATCCTTTTGAAATTTTAAATCTTTCGGAATTCAGCAGAATGGATTTCTATCGGCGGAAGGATCGGTTCTTAATACAAATAGCCCAATTATCCGGCTTGATTTGAAAGTTGGTACTGTGCGCGCATTTTACGGGGTACAATTATTACAGTGAAAAATTTGCTTACAACTATTTTCTTTCTCAGACTCGCCTCCCGGTGGCGGGATCAGTAGCCGGGACTCCTCCTTGAATAGCGCCGTCCGGATTGCTACGGGCGGCGCAGATATGTCAGCGGGCGCGGCAATAGCCGGGGCCTTCCGGGTCGGAACCTGGCACTGACACCAGCTACGTAACATGATGGTCCTAACTCACGCCCGGGGAGCCGGGCAAATCAAATATTCCAAGGCTGTCCGTGCGTGTGCGGGCGGCCTTTTGTATTCATATTTGTTTTGGGCATGCTTATTACGAGGTGAGTTTATGCTGAAAAGAACGTTTTCATATTCCTTTGAAATGATACGAATTTACTTGTTCCACTTCTGGCACTGGTTCAACAATCGACATCTTCCTACGTATCGGCCAGCTAACGATTTCACCCGATGCCGTCGATGCGGACGGGACATTCATGATTTCACTGTACCGGATGAAGTCTGGAATAGAGTCGCAAAATCCACAGACTGTTTCTGTTATGATTGTTTTTGTGACCTATATGAACGCAGAACAGGGCAGAGCTGGAGGATGACATAAAAAGAGACCGGCCTCTACTGCTATAGAAGCCGGTCCTTAAAGTGTTAGCCGTTACCTGATTGGAAGCAATGGTCGCACTTCTCGTATCCTTTTGGCGGGGTATCATGCAGATTTTCGTTAGTATACTTTACGTTGCATGTACTGGGTACAGGATACTTGTGGACTTTGTCATTCTTGACAAAATATTTCATATTATCGCCTCCTTTGACAGTATTATAGCACAGTCATATACCGAATAAAATATATTTTTAAAGAATTTATAAATTTTAGCCGGACGCCCATTGTGGCGTCCATTTTTATACCAAAAGTGAGGTGACCGACAGTGTGCAGTCCGGAATGTGTCTGGAATCAATATCGTAAGACCGGAGCGTGGGTCTGTGCGCTGCCGAGGTGTCCGTATGAGGCGGTGAAAAGTGATGCCACAAAGAATAGAACGTCCGTGCAAAGCGTTCTTATGCCCAAACACAACGAGCAATCCGAACGGGTATTGCGACGAACACCAGGCGCTGGCACGGGAACGCCGCGGCAGTGCAAGGAAGCGCGGATATGATACGCGTTGGGAGAAGTTCAGAGCGCGGTATCTTCGGGAGCATCCGCTGTGTGTGGACTGTGAAGCAGAACACCGGCTGACCCCGTCAACCGAGGTTCACCATATTCACAGGCTGCGGGATTATCCAGAGCTGAAATATGCAGAGAGTAACCTTATGGCGCTGTGCCATCAGTGCCACAGCAAACGGACAGCCCGTGGTGAGTGACCCCCAAGGGGATATAAAATCCCTGCGGCAAAGGAAAAGAGGACCGCAGCAGCCGACAACGCAAATTTTTTTCCCAAAATCAATAAATTCCGGAAATGAGGTGTTTCAGACATGGCACGGCCCTCAAAACCGGTGTCTATGCTCGAAGGACACCGAACGATCGACGAATTGCAAGCCCGCCGCGATGCCGAGGCAGCAATGCTCACCGGGAAACCGATGGAAATGCAGTTTAAGAAAAAAGGTCATAAGATTGCGGCAAAGGAATTTGACCGGATTAAAGAGCTGCTTGCGAAGATCGGGAAAGACGATGCCCTCTATGAGCAGATCATTAACACGCATTGTTTGCTTGTGGAGGAATGCGAGCAGATTCAGGATATTCGGAATCAGTTTGTGCATTCAAAAGCGGAGCTGGCAGAGGACTATAACCACGACCGGACCAGCGATCCGGAAGCCGACGGTATTTCGGCTGCGGAATATTACCGTCTGCTGGCAAAATTGTCTCAGAGTATTATAGGCTGCGATAAGGAACTCATGGCAAAAAGAAAAATGCTTCTCGATATTGACAAAGAAAACGTCATGACGGTACAGTCCGCGCTCCGGTCAATCCCGAAGAAGCCGGAGGAAAAGAAAAAAACAGGCATGGCCGCATTTATGGAGCATAGAGCGGGTGGAGGGTAATGTTCGATGAAAAGAAATCCAACGAGCCAGTAGATTTCATTCAGCTTCTGCACCTGACGGATGATTTTTATGGGCAGCCGTTTGTGCTGCAGCCGTGGGAAAAAGAAATCATCCGGGATGTGTACGGGACGTTGAATGGCCGGGGATACCGGCAATACATTTATGCATACCTTGAAATCCCGAAGAAGAACGGCAAGACCACGCTGATTGCCGGGCTTGGCCTGTATCACCTGACGTGCGACGGTCCCGGAGGGCAGATTTATTGCTGCGCTGCAGACCGTGATCAAGCGTCGCTCGCCTACAACGCTATGCTGCAAATGATCGACCAAGATGAGGCACTGCAGGAAATCCTTCAAATTACCGACAGCAAAAAAATGATTCGTAACCGAGAAACCGGAACGTTTCTCCGGGTTTTATCCGCCGAAGCGTACACAAAGCATGGCCTTAATCCTACGATCGTTATTTTTGACGAACTCCACGCGCAGCCGAATCGCGACCTGTGGGATGTTATGACATTCGGCGCCGGCGCGGCCCGAAAGGAAACGCTCTACTGGATTATCACGACGGCCGGCGACGATCCGGACCGCACGTCCATCGGCTGGGAAGAGCACGAATACGCCCGGCGGGTACGTGACGGCGAGATTCAGGATCCGTATTGGTATGTTCGTATTTATGGCGCACAGGAGGATTTGAAAAAAGACGATATTTTTAAAGAAAATGTCTGGTATGCCTGTAATCCGTCGCTCGGTGTGTCGATTGATATTGATAAAGTCAGGCAGGAAGCCGTTGCCGCCCGGAATAGTCCGGCTGCGGAGCGGCTTTTTCGATGGCTGCGCCTCAATCAGTGGAACAAAAACAAGGCCCGCGGATGGCTGCCGCTTACGTCCTGGGACGCCACAACAGGCGACTGGACGCGGGAGGACCTTCGCGGTTGCTATTGCTATGGCGGCCTTGATCTTGCAACCACATGGGATATGAACGGATTCGCGCTGATCTTTCCGCCGCAAAAGGGCTGGAAAGATTATCGGGTGATATTCGACGCCTGGATCCCGGAGGAAAATATGAAAGAGCGCGTTCGGCGCGACCATGTGCCCTATGACGAATGGGCGCGGGGCGGATTTTTGCAAACGACGGAGGGCAATGTCACTGATTACGCTTCCGTCCGTGCACGGATTCAGAAATATGCGAAAATGTACCGGATCCGGGAAATCGGGTACGACAAATACAACGCAACGGAAACCGCGCTGATGCTGCAGGCGTCCGGAGTCAAGATGGTAGTTGTTGATCAGACAATTCTCGGTATGTCACCGTCCATGAAGGAGTTGGAAGTGATGTTTAAGACAAGCGAGAACAACGCTAAAAAGGGCGATCCACCGTTGATTACCCATGAAATGAACCCGGCGGCGCGATGGTGTTTCGGCAACGTCAATATCTCAATGGATGGGAAGGAAAATTACATGCCGATCAAAGATAGCAAGACGGAGCGCATCGACATTTTTGTAGCGCTGGTGGACGCAATGGCGCGTCTGTTGCCGCATATGGCGAGACGGAGCGCCTACGCTGAACATGGGGTGATTGCAGTTTGAAATTTTTAAGCAAAGTAAAGACTTTTTTCAAGAATCTTTCGACTCTCGCCCGCCCGAGTCCGGAACTGAGATCGGCACTCGGAGCGATCCTGTCGAAAGTCGGCATCCACATCAATGCAAAAAACGCCTTGCAGGTAACGGCTGTGTTCGCATGTGTTCGATTGATTTCGGAAAGCATCGCGTCCCTGCCGTTATTTTTGTACCGCAAAACAGACACCGGCAAGGAAAAGGCTACTGATTTACCGCTGTATGGCGTACTCCATGACGTGCCAAATCCTGAAACCGACAGCTTCCAGTTTTGGCAGGCATTCGTGGCAAACATGTTGGTCTATGGTCGGGGGTACGCCGAGATCGTCCGAAACAACGCGGGGCAGGTCGTCCAGCTCTGGAACATCACGACGCCGTTTGTCCGGGTACAGCGGAATTCTGAGACGCAGGAGCTCGAGTATGTTGTGACCCCATCCGGGGCGGAACAGTTCACCCTCCGAAAGGATCAGATTTTCCGGGTTGACTGGTTCTCAATGGACGCGCTGAATGCTTTCCACCCGCTGGAACTTGCGCAGAACGCAATCGGCTTGGGCGAAGCTGCGGAAGAATTTGCAGCCGATTATTTCAAAAACGGGACAAACGCCGGCGGGTTTATTACCTACCCGGAAGGCATGACGGATGAACAGGTCGAATCGTTCCAGAAACAGTTTCGGGGGAAGTATGAGGGCCTTTCAAATTCGGCCCGCCTAATTTTCTTAGAGCAGGGCAGCCAGTTTCAAAAGGCAAGTAACACCCCGGAAGAATCGCAGATGCTTGAAACCCGGAAATTCCAGGTAGAGGAATCAGCGCGGTTTTATAACGTGCCGCTGCACATGATCGGCGATCTCGACCATGCGACTTTTTCAAACATTGAGCAGATGTCCCTAAATTTTGTGATATACACGCTCCGCCCCTACCTGGTACGCATTGAACGGGCGATTGTCGCGCAGCTTCTAACGCCGCTCGACCAGCAAGCACTTTACACAAAGTTTTCGGTTGATGCGCTGCTCCGCGGGTCCTATCTGACCCGGATGCAGGGCTACGCGCAGGCAAGGCAAAACGGCTGGATGAATGCCAATGAAATCCGGGATCTTGAGGATATGGACAGCATTCCGGACGAGCTGGGCGGAAACGCTTACCTTGCGAACAGCTCGCTCCGATCCATTGCAGCACTTGCCGCGGCGCCGGCAGAGTCCACAAAGAGCGGAGGTGATAAAAATGGCAGTTGAAATCAAGGGATATATTGTACCAGATGATGACCAGCAAATTTACAGCCTTTTCGGTTATACAACAACGGCTCCAAGGGATATTCGGAAAGCTGTTCAGGATGCCGACGGAAAACCGCTTGACGTTGAAATTTCCACATGCTTTGGCGGAGATATATTTTCTGGCTCTGAAATGTATTCGGCACTCCGCGGGTATGCAGGCGGTGTGCAGATTCATGTTACAGGTCTTGCGGCCTCCGCCGCCTCCGTTATAGCAATGGCAGGGCCGTCCGATATGTCACCGACCGCGCAGCTGATGGTGCACCGCGTGTCTACTATGGCACAAGGGAATTTCCATGCGATGGATGATGCATCGGATAGTCTACAGCAAGCGGATAAGGCAATGGCCGCCGCCTATGTTGCAAAAGCAGGTATGACTGAAAAAGACGCGCTCAAAATGATGGACACTGAGACATGGATTACTGCTGCGCAGGCTGTAGAGCTTGGTCTGATCGACCGGATTTCGGAAGCAGCCACGCCACAGCTTTCCAACGCCATTGACGGTCTACCGCTTCCGCGTGCCGTCATTGAGAAGACCCGCGCCATGCTGGCCGAAAAAAAGAATCCTCCGGAGAATCCGGAGCCGCCCGAAGACAGATCCAAAGCGATCGCACTGGCAAACGCCAAGCTGAATCTGATCGCGAGAAATTATGAAATGAGGTAAAGAAAATGAATCTTATCGAAAAAAGGCAGAAGCTGGCCGCCATGATCACCGATGCCCGTACAAAACTGGATGCGGGGAATCTGGAAGCCTACAACAAAATGGACGCCGACATCGACAAACTCGATGCCGAAATCAAGGCGGAGGAAAAGCAGCAGGCCCGCGAGGACGTGCTGAAACAAATTCCGGAGTCCGCGAAAGGAAAGGCGGAGCCGCAGGACAGCGGAAAACCACAGAAGATTACCACGACCGCCGAATACAAGGACGCGTTTTTCCATGCTGTTCGCGGTGGGAAAGCGTCGCTGACCGGCGAAGAGAGAAAAATCCTTACCGACGTTATGACTACGGGAGCGGAAAGCAGCGGGATGCTTGTCATGCCGGCCGACTTGGAAACCTCAATCCGTGAATTGCTGGAGAAGCAGGTTGTTATGCGCCGGCTGGCTACCGTGATTACCACGACCGCAGACAGGAAGATTACGCTTGCGTCCGGCTATGGCGCTGCATCGTGGATTGACGAGGGCGGTGATTATGCGGCTACAGATGATACCTTTGAAAACAAAACCATTGGTAGCCACAAGCTTGGCCGTATCATTAAAGTGTCCGAGGAACTGCTTAACGATGCCGAGTTCGATTTGCAGGGCCACATTTCCTTGAGTTTTGGCCGCTCGTTTACGGAAGCGGAGGAACCGGCCTATCTGTCTGGCACCACCGCTGATGCTGGAAAACAGCCGGTCGGCGTGCTCACGGATGCGGAGACAGGCGCAACCACTGCGGCCGCAACTGCAATCACCTCGGACGAACTGCTTGATCTGTTTTTTGCGCTGAAAGCTGCCTATCGTTCCAATGCAACGTTCCTGATGGGGCTTGCCACCGAGAAGGCGCTGCGGAAGCTCAAAAATAGTACGACCGGAGATTATATGTGGCAGCCGGGTCTGACGTCCGGACAGCCAAACACGCTTCTTGGCCGCCCGGTTGAGATTTCGGACTATATGCCCGACTTTGCCGCTGGAAACAAAACTATTGCGTTTGGCGACTTCAAGCAGTACACGATTAAGGATACGGTGGGGATGCGGATGCAGGTCCTCGACCAGCCTTACGCCGACAAGGGTTTAATTGGTTTTAAAGGCTATGAGCGCACCGACGGCAAGTTAATTATCCCCGAAGCGGTTAAAACGCTTGTCATGGCGGCGTCGTGATGAAAATTAAGATTATAACCAGCTGTGCCGGCCTGAAATTTTCGTACTCCGCGGGCGACGTTGTCGATGCTTACGCTGCAACCGCAAAAGATTTGATTCGGGCCGGGCACGCGAAGGCAATCGGCGGCAAGCAGGAAACGCCGAAGGGAGCTGAGACGGATGGTAAAGGTAATAACTCCGCCGGCAGCGGAGCCGGTAAGTCTGAATGATTTTAAAAGCTGGATGCAAGGATTGCCGATCAGCGCCGATCAGGAGCCGATGGTAAACAGCCTGCTGAAAGCGGGACGCGAGGAAGCAGAAGCGCATCAGAATGTTGCATACTGCGAACAGACGTTGCAAATAGCGCCGGACAATTTGTCCGGCGCTATAGTTTTGCCCCGCCCGCCGTTTCGCGACCTGAAAAGCGTTACTGCTTATATGGCCTACGGTACCCAGCAGGACGTGACGGCACTGTATGACGTCAACGATAACGTATGGCCGGCGGAGCTGAATCTGAAAGACGGTGCAGCCCTGCCAGACCCGCTGCGCGTCGTAAATCCGCTGGTGATTACCTACACGGCGGGCTATGATACGGTTCCGGAGAAGGTTAAGCAGGCGATTCTCCTGTACGCAACATGGGCATGGATGCACCGGGGTGGCGACGAGCCGGTCCCGGCGGCATTTTATGCTCTGCTGAGCAAGGGCCGGGTGGTGCCGGTATGATTAAAGATCCGGGCGAAATGACCGCGCGGATCCGCATTCAGGCGCCCGTGACGATCGGGACCGGGATCAATCAGCATACCGCGTGGGTGGATCTCGGAAACACGTCCGATACGGACCCGCCGCGGTGGACCTGGGCCAAGTGGGAAAACGTTCACGGATCTGAAGCATGGGTGGCGGAGAGCGTGCAGGCTACGGCACCGGCCACGGTCAGCGTATGGTACGATTCCCGGGTCAACCGGAAATGCCGGGTGCTGGACGATGCCGGGACCGTCTATGAGGTCAAGAGCTTCGACGACATCCGGAAAGAGCATCGGCAGATCGAAATGAAAGTGCAGGCGAGCGTGAATGGGTAGACCTTACGGCAAATCGGCACTGTCCGCGACGCTGATCGCCCCGGACATGAGCAAATACCTTGAAAAGATCGAGGCCGCGGGGAATAGCGTGAATGCAGCATGCGTAGCGGCCGTGGACGCTACCCTGCCCATCGTGGAGAAGGCCATGAAGGAAGGAGCAGCGCGGCATAAAAGGACAGGGGATGTCTACAATGCTATCGAAACCGAAAAAGCCAGCGCGGAGGGAAACCTGATCGTAGGTACTGTTGGAATCGACATGAGAAAGCATCCTGAAGCAAAAGAGGGCGTCTATCAGGAGTACGGCGATGGGCATTCTCCGGAGTTCCCGGATCCGTTTGTGCGTCCAGCCGTAGACGATAACCGCAAGGAAATCCTTGCAAAAGAACGCGCCGTGCTGAAAGAGAAGGGGGTGCCGATCGATTGAGTTGGATCGATAAGGTCGAGGAGGTCATGCAGGGGCTATCCACCCAGCTCGGGATCCCCTATGATTTTGAGCGGTTTTTGGGGAATAAGGACCAGCTCCCGGACGCCTACATGGTTTATTTCCTCGTGGACGATCCGGGCGTCGGATGGGCGGACGGCAAGGAGACGGCCCATGAGGCGCGGGTGCAGGCCAGCCTGTTTTTCCGGGACAAACGGTCCATGCTGACGATGCCGAACGCAATCGAAAAAGCGTTTATCGATGCGGGCCTATCCCGTGTCGGATCGGGCAGGATACCTTATCAGGAAGCCACCGGCCATTACGGCTGGCGCTGCGATTTTAGATCTTACGAAAGAAGGTAAATTATGAGCTCAGAATACGGCGAGCTTGTCAATCTGGATCAGTTGCACTGTGCAAAGATCCTGATTGATAATGCGGACAATTATCAGGCGGGCACAAACAATTATTTGGCGCCTGCCGCAGAGATGAAAAAAGAGGCCAAGGTTGATACGGCGATCCGCTATTACGACGGGAAGCCGATGTTTTCCAGTACTACCGAGGCCGCGACTGACGTCACTCTGACCGTTTCCGGGGTGCCGAGCAAAAAGGCGGCGGAGCTGACCGGGAAGCCTTATGACGCAACGCGCGGGATTATGATCGATACCGGCGACGCTTCCGAGACACCCGATTACGCGATGTCGGCGCGGGCAGAACTGGGGGATGGCGGATATAGGTATTATCAGTTCCTCAAGGGCAAATTTTCGATCGGTGCCGAAACCGCTCACACAAAAGAGGACAAAACAACGGCTAAGGAACCTCTGATTTAATCCGCCCCTCTACCGAAGAGAGGAGAACTCTGGTAAAATAGAACTATCAATTCACAGGCGGTGCAGAGAAATGAAAAAGCAACAAACTTTTACGGATATCGAATATA